ATAATAGCGTTGGCATTTTTGTAAATTATCAGCATAACTTTCATGCTTAAAAGGTGTAGCAACTTCTCCTAATTCCATTTGAAATCCAGTAAGGTCAAAAGTTGCACTACTAGTATTAGCCCAATTTTGTAAAAAATCTGGAGAAAGAGTGCTTGAGCTATCTGTGTCATACCAAGAACTTGTACCAGTGCCACTTGTAGTGTAGTCAGTTCCTAGCCATATTCTCCAATGAATACTCATGCCTATTCCATTATCATTATTAAAAACTAATGTTGAATGTCCGGGAACAGCGTGTGTAACTTTTGTCCAAGTATTAGCTAAAAGAGTAAACCCAATATTATAAGCATACTTATCTGATTGGTCATCTGGTTCAAGAGTACAATAATATGTTCCTGCAAGAGAGCTTCTTACCCAAAAACTTAAAGTTATAGATGAATTAGGGTCTGTATAATTCCAACCACTGTTTGCTATATCCTGTGCTTCTGGTCTATACCTAAACTGTCTATAACCATTTGTGGCTGTTGTATTGGTAGTGTTTGTCATTCTTAAACCATATCTAAAACCAAGAGTATATGGTGTATCACTTCCACTTAAAGTAAGTTGAGAAGTAGTTGCACCACCTTGTCCGTGGTCAGTAGCAAATCTATCACAAAAATAATTAGGTCCAGAAGCTGTTATAGATGTAGTTCCTCTTTGCCATGCCTGCATAGCACCATTAATAACAATATTAGGTTTTGCTAAAGAAGATTGACTGCCTATCAATGCCGCTAATTCTGCTGCTTTACTCATGCTAAATCTCCCATGACCATTGTTGCCACTCTGTTTGTGTCTGTTGCAGAACCTCCTTCATACTGAATTGTATTAATAGTACTAGTAGTTTGTCCTTCAAAACTTAAATGCACGTTAGTTCTTGTAGTTGCATCTTGACTGTCAGCCGATACTGAAAAACCATCATTAACCATATTACTAGTAAAATTATTAGTATAGTTACCTGTACTGTTATCAGTAGTGCTACCTACATTATAACTATCTCTAGTAGATAATGTGCTTGTTCCATTAATATTTGCCCAAGCCTTTGCCGTACCATTAAACACCACACTCGTTGCTACAGAGTTATTGCCACTTGCATCCTTTAACGTATTTACTCTTAGTTCACTTGCCATTATGCTAAATCTCCATGTATTAACATACTTACAGGGTCAGTATCTGTTGCTACATTACTTGAGTTTCTAATTAATGCTCTACATAAATTAGCACTTCTTGATGTACCTGCTTCATAAACTATTGGTTCAGAACCACCACTTAACATATAAGAATAATCTGTGCCACCCATTGCGTTTGTATAAGTAAATGTATAATCTCCTGTGCCATTATCAGCCACACTTGCTATATTAAAACTGTCACTTAATCCAATAGTTCCTGTACCATCTAACTCAGCCCATGCTTTTGCTAAACCCTGTTGCAAGTTTGTTGTTGTACTGTTGCCCTCTCCTGTAACAGCAACACTTCCTGCCGTTGTTACACCTGTTATTGTATCTACTTTAAGTTGACTAGCCATTATGCTAAATCTCCTTTAGCTGACCAGTTAGTACCTATAGCATCTCTTGCTGATATAGAACTTCCTTGAGTGTGAGCCTTAACCCTAAGAGTGGATGCTCCTTGATTGTATGTTCCACCAGCATAATCCCAATGTCCATCTGTTGTATCGTGTCCACCAACGCAATGTGTTGTGCAATACCCTTCATAGTTAAAATTATTAGTAAAGTGCAAACTAAAATCTCCAGTTCCTTCATCTACAATACTGCTATTATTTAAAGAGTCGCTTCTAGCTGTTGTTCCTGCCATCGAAAAATTAAGCCAAAACTTAGATATGGCAGCCACCATGTTTTGACTTTTATTAGAACCATCAACATAGGTAGATGTATTAGCCATCTTAACATTAGAGCCACCACTACCTGCTTTATCTACGATTGTGTCTACATTTAACTGACTTGTCATACGATACTCCAATAACCATTAACAGTCACTGTAGCAGACTGTGTTATAGGTCCTGCACTCACACCATTCTCATCACTGTCTATTGTAATGTCTGCTGATATAGTCTGACCATTTAACCTTATGATACTGTTGTTGCCTTTAAAAGGATAACGTGTATCTGCTTCAGTTTTTGTGTAAGCATTGTTTACACTAAACACATCATACACGACCATTTCAACTACATCATTTAAACTTGCACCTGTGACAAGAACGACTGTTGTGCCTGTTGTCGCTGTATAGTCAGTGCCGGGTTTTAACAACACACCATTCTGATACACATCCATATACAAACTGTCGTTGTATGACAGAACTAATGAGCTACTATCTGATCCACTGAAAGAGGTTTGCCCTGCTGTGGCTTGATAGATGTATCTGTTTCTTACTCCAAAATGTGGTGATTTTCCTATGTATGGCATATTTTAAACTCTCACTTCCATAGCTGTAATTGATGATGAACCATAACCACTTGAACCATTTGACGTTATATTAAAATACATTGCATCATTACTATTACCTTTAAGTTTATACGTTACTTGAGAGGTGGTTGATGGTGTATCTAAATGATGAAAACTAACTTCACCTAATCTATATTCTGTGTCTGCTGCACCAAAATCATCAAAAGCCATAAAACCAGTACCACCTCCAAATGTACTTGCTGCAGTAGCAAGATTTGTACTATCTCTTAAAAGTTGTAATGCACCATTAGGATTAAATGCTCCAAACATAGCTGAAAGCATTATTAAAATTTTACTATTACTAAAAGTTGGAGTTATATTTACACTCATTAAATCTAAATTTGACCCTGTACTTGTGTTAGAAACAGCCGTATTTGTTGTTGTAGATTGAACTTGTATAATACCACCTGCTGATATAGCAGCAGGTCTAATTTTAGTCAAAGCCATATTTACTCCTTATGCGTAAGGACTGTCACCAAGTACAGATGTATCCCACGCTGCTTTTAGTTTAGCGATTGTATCTGCATCTGAAATGGCTTTTGCCGCAGGTGCATCTCTTAATGCTTTCTTCTTATTAACTGAATTTGTTTTAGCAGTAGAATCATCTGCTTCCATTGCTTTCATGTACACAACATCTTCAGCTTCTAATAAAGGTGCTCTTACTTCTCTAATTTTTGCTTTAAATATTTCTTTAGCTTTAGTCATATCTTCAGCTATAACTTTACCAGAAATTGCCCAAGCATTTCTAAAATGTCGGTCAGATGGCTTTGATGAAACAGTTGAAGCATCAATCTGGTTGCCATCCTTATCTACGATAAAACTTGTCATATTTTTCTCCTTATGCTGCTAGTTCTATATCATCGGTTATTTGCCATGCATTTCGCCATTGACGATGCTCTGGCAGTTGGTGTGTTCGGCAAATAATCATCTTTGGTTTATTGCCCTCATCCCATGTACGCCATACACGTTGTGGAATATCTTTTTGGATTAGGTATTCTATTGCTTGTTCCTCTGTCATTGCTTCAATCGGTTTAGTGTTATGCAACAAATACCCTCTTGTATGTTTTTCAAAATCAGGTTGTGCTTCGTCTTTTGCTAATTCCCAATATACTTCAACAGGTGGTAAAATGCCACCCTGTAATGCACAAGCCATCCAATTAGGATCAGGAACTAATATCTTTGCAGGATTGTCCATATCCTCTGGATCTTCGTATACTACTCGTATATCTGATTGCACTTTCTCTAGGTTCTCTTTCGCCCAATGCAATCTTTCCCATAAATGTGTTCCTTGGAACTCTGGTGTCTTCATGCTAAATCTCCGTGTAAAATAATACTATTAACAGCAAAATCTCCATTATATTGAGTTACTTGCAAAGAAGATGTTGTTCTAGCTGTATTAGTTTCTTCTATACTACCCCAACCACTACTCATATTTGTATGTCCTAATGAAAGACTACTAGCATAATCATCATTAACAAAATTAGAAGTGTAATTAGTTGTATGCACGGCTGTTCCATCATCAACTAAAGTAGATTGATTATAGCTATCTCTAGTTGCAAAAGTATCTGTTCCTTGAAACATTACCCAATGTTTAGCTGAACCATTAAACAGTACACTTGTGTCTACAGATTTTTCTGTATTTGTATTTGTTGAATCAGAAGTTGTCAGCGTATCAAATTTTAAATTACCAAAAGCCATTATGCTAAATCTCCAAAAAAAGTAACAGATGAATCTATCGCATCATTAGCACCCTCACCAGATTGAGAATTTAAAATGTATGTTCTTAACGAGGTTGTTGACCTTACTCTTGTATCTTGATTTTCAACTGTAAAATTGTAATGTGCATTACCACCTGTTGTAGCAGAACAAAGTGCAGACGTTGCGTAATCATCATTTGAAAAAGCAGAAGTTCTCACAGTTGTATAATCTCCTGTACCATTGTCTGTTGCACTTGCTGTATTATGACTATCTTGAATACCAAAAGTGTCATTACCTTTTAAGTATACCCAAGACTTACACAAACCCTGTTGTAGATTAGTCGTAGTAGAATTACCTTCACCTGTTACGGAGATTGAACCTGCTGTGGTTGTGCCTGTAAGAGTGTTTACTTTAGCTGTACTCATGCTAAGTCTCCACACATTATTGCATTAAAATACGAATAATCAGCCATTCCTGATGTAT